AGTCAGCGGTCCGGTGGCCTACACCAGATCGGCAGCCATTCCACCGGCAATGGCCGCGCTCTTGCAGATCACCGAAACCGACATGCAGGACATTCTTGGCAACCCAGCTGGCGCAGAAAAGATGGTCAGCAACATCTCAGGCAAAGCCGTCGAGATGATTCAAGCCCGAGTCGATGGCCAAGCATTCATCTACATGAGCAACTTTGCCAAGGGCATGAAGCGATGCGGTGAAATCTGGTTGTCGATGGCCAAGGACATCTACATCGAGGACAAGCGCAAGATGAAGACGATCGCACCAACTGGTGAGGCTGGCATGGTCGAGCTGATGCAGCCTAGCATCGATCAGGAAACTGGCGAAGTGGTCATGGCCAATGACCTGACAAGTGCCACATTCGATGTGATCGCAGACGTTGGACCATCCAGCAGCACCAAGCGCCAGGCAACCGTCCGCGCCCTGACCGGCATGCTCCAGATCACCCAAGACCCAGAGACAGCCCAAGTGATCACGGCAATGGCCATGATGAACATGGAAGGCGAAGGAATCAGCGATGCCAATGCTTACTTCCGCAAGAAGCTCCTGCGCATGGGCGTGGTCAAGCCAACCGACAATGAAGCCGAAGAACTCATGGCCGAAATGCAAGGCGCACCACAAGACCCGAATGCCATGTACCTGCAAGCCGCAGCTGAGAATGAAACTGCCAAGGCAGCCAAAGCCAGAGCCGACACCGTCGAAACCGTGGCCAGCGCAGAACTCAAACGCGCTCAAACGCTGGAGACTTTGGGAAAGGTTGACGAGACAGCCCAGAACATGGCGCTCACAAATGCAGAGGCAGTGCAACAAATTTTGCAAGGCCAGATCGTTCAACCAGTTGTAAGATGAACGAAAAAGCGCGAGAATGTGATAAACGGCATCCACCCAGCCGTTCTTAATGGGTGAGTTTGATGGGGTCAGAAGATGAACACAAAGGCAGTATCAGGAGAAGAAAACCAAGACGATGACACTATCGTCATTGAGGACGAAGGCCAAAGCACTGAGCAAACCACCGATGAGCACAAATCCATCGATGACCAGGGCGATGACCAGACAACCGAAGATGGCGAAGGCGACAGCGACGAGGTGATCGTATCCATTGGTGAGGAAGCGCCACCTCCCGAAGAACAGACTCATGCGCCTGAATGGGTACGCGAGCTGCGTAAGACGAACAGAGAATTGCAACGGCAAAACCGTGAACTGCAAGGCAAGCTGCAAAGCACCGCACAGACTGAGACCAAGCCGGTCGTGCTAGGCAAGAAGCCAACCCTTGAAGAACATGACTATGACGCTGACAAATTCGAGGCAGCACTGGCCAATTGGTTTGATCGCAAGCGACAAGCTGATGAAGCCCAAGCCAAGCAAGAAGCTGAAGTTATGAATCAGCAGAAGGCATGGCAAGCCAAACTGGATGGTTACGGCAAGGCGAAAGCCGAGTTGAGAGTCAAAGATTTTGAAGACGCTGAGGCCGTGGCCCAAGAGTTGTTCAACATCACCCAGCAAGGTGTGGTGCTCCAAGGTGCAGATAATCCTGCACTCGTCATCTACGCGCTCGGCAAGAATCCAAAGAAGGCCAAAGAGCTGTCCGACATTAAAGACCCTGTAAAGTTTGCCTTCGCGGTAGCGAAACTGGAGAAAGAATTGAAAGTTACAAACCGTAAGGCAGCCCCGCCACCCGAGAGAATCGTGTCAGGAACTGGCCGAGTATCTGGGGCGGTGGACTCAACCCTCGAACGGCTGCGAGAAGAAGCGGCTCGTACTGGCAACCTGACGAAAGTCATCCAGTACAAGGCGCAGAAGCGAGCAGCTTCATCTAAATGATTTTTTAAGGAAATACCATGTCCAATAGTTTCTCAAAAGAAGAGCGCGTTGCGTTTGAAGACCTCCTCGAAGGCTTCCAAGACGCGCTGGTTTTGTCTCGTCATGTCAACATCTACAACACAGATCAGACAATGATGGAACGCGCCAACAACACCATCTGGCGTCCCCAGCCTTACATTGCCCAATCTATTTCCAGCACTCCTGGCAATAGCATTGCTGGCCAATACCAAGGCATGACACAGTTGGCTGTTCCTGCAACCTTGGGCTACAGCCAGACTGTGCCTTGGGAAATGACTGCCCTCGAGTTGCGCGATGCGTTGCAAGAAGGCCGTTTGGGTGAGAGCGCCAAGCAAAAGCTGGCCTCTGACATCAACGTTGCCATCATGAGTTCTGCTGCAAACCTCGGCTCTTTGGTTGTGCCAATCGCAGCTGCTGCTGGTGATTATGATGATGTCTCCTTGTGCGACACCATCATGAACGAGCAAGGCGTGCCTGACTACGATCGTTTCATGGCTTTGTCTAGCCGTGATTACAACGGTCTGGCCGGTAACTTGTCTCAAGCCAGCCGTTCGTTCGGCAATGCCAAGTCTGACAAGGCATACGAGCGCAACTACGTTGGCATGGTCGCAGGCTTCGACACCTACAAGATGGACTACGCAAACCGCTTGGCAGCTGCTGCTGGCACTAGCAAGACCATCGACACAAACGGCTCTAACACACAAGCGAACTATGCTCCTCAAGCCACTTCCACAGCAGTGGGCGGCCAGATCAACGTGGACAACCGCTTCCAGACCGTGACCGTGAACAGCACCACCGGCATTGCTGCTGGCGATGCATTCAAGATCGCTGAAGTTTACGCTGTGCACCACATCACCAAGCAAAGCACTGGTCAGTTGAAGACTTTCCGTGTTGTGTCTGTTGACTCTGGCACTACCATGACCATCACGCCTCCAATCATCGGTGCTCAAACCATCGGTGGCACAGGCCCAACAGACGCTCAGTTGCAGTACAAGAACGTGGAAGTTGCCATCGCAGCCGATGCAGCCGCCATCACCTTCTTGAACGTCAACGCAGCTTCTGTGAACGTGTTCTGGCAGCGTGATTCCTTGGAAATCTTGCCTGGCCGTTACGCAGTGCCCTCTGACGCTGGTGTCGCAGTAATGCGTGCAAGCACAGACCAAGGCATCGAGTTGGTCTTGCAAAAGTGGTACGACATCAACAGCATGACGATCAAGTATCGTATGGACACGCTGTTCGGTGTGGTTAACAAGAACCCAGAAATGTCTGGTATCTTGTTGTTCAACCAGTAATCCAGCAAAACAGACTGGGGGGCTTCGGCCCCCCTTTCTCAATAGGAGCACACCATGCCATTGACAAAAGGTTATTCGAGCAAGTCCATCGGTAAGAACATCAAGATGGAAAAGAAGTCCGGCAAGCCAATGAAGCAGGCCGTGGCCATCGCATTGAATGTGGCAACCAAAGCAGCCAAGGCCGCAGGAAAGCCAAGCAAAGCGCCTAAAAAGGCCATGAAATGAAGGCCGGTTTGTACGCCAACATCCACGCCAAGCGTGAGCGCATTGCAGAGCAGAAGGCCGCAGGCAAAACGCCTGAGCGCATGCGCAAGCCAGGCACAAAGGGCGCACCTACTTCCGCAGCTTTTAAAGCCGCAGCGAAAACAGCAAAGCCCATGAAAAGAAAGGCCAAGTGATGCAAGACATCATTCTTACGCCAAGATACGCCAAGAATAAAAAGCCAGTCAAGGTGCGCAAGCCATCCAAGCCAATCGATGGCATCAACCATCGCCTGCTGGCCGAGCAAGCTGCCGCAGCTCAAGCTCAAGCTCAAGAAGTAGTGGAAACTGAGCCAGTCGATGACTCAGCACCAACCCGCGAAGAACTTGAGGCAAAAGCCACAGAACTAGGAATTCGCTTTGATGGTCGCACAAAAGACAAAAAACTGGGACAATTGATCCAAGACAGATTGTCTGAGAACACAGGAGAATGACATGGGATGGACAAAGCGCCAATTCGTCACACAGGCCTTCGAGGAAATTGGCCTAGCCTCCTACGTCTTTGATCTGACCCCTGAGCAGTTGCAATCTGCCCTGCGCAGGCTCGACACCATGATCGCAGCATGGAATGCGCTTGGCATTCGCCTCGGTTACCCACTGCCATCCAGTCCTCAAGACAGCGATCTGGATGAGCAGACCAATGTGCCTGACTCATCCAATGAGGCCATCTACACAAACTTGGCCATCAAGCTGGCTCCAAGCTACGGCAAACAGGTCATGCCTGACACCAAGGCCACGGCCAAGGAATCCTACAACACCCTGCTGTCGCGTGCGGCCATGCCAATGGAGCAACAACTGCCAAGCACAATGCCAGCAGGCGCAGGCAACAAGCCTTGGCGCGTATACGACAATCCTTTCATCCGTCCACCTGTCGATCCAGTCTTGGCCGGTCAAGATGGCCCACTCGAATTCAACTGAGGAAACACAATCATGCCAACCATCAATCAACTATCAGGCATCAGCCAAGTCTCTGGCGGTGATCTGCTTCCTGTTTATGTCTCCAACAATGGCGATGCTCGCAAGGTCTCGATCACGCAGCTGCTGCAATACTTTGAGCAGACATTTGCAGCCCCAACTGTGGCCACCAACCTGTATACGCCAGGCACCGGCTTCAACATTACAGTGCCAACACCAACCAGTGAGCAGCAATGGATGATCATTCAGCCTGCTGGAACTCTGGCCGCAGGCACAGTGACGCTTCCATTAAACACAGGTGTGCCAGATGGCACACAGGTGCTCATCACAAGCACGCAGACCATCACCAGCTTCACAATTGCTCTGAATGGCGCAGCGGCTATTTTTGGTGCTGTTTCTACGCTGAGTGCTGGCGCTGCAATTTGCTACAGGTTTTACCAAGCAACAAATTCTTGGTACAACGTTACCAATGAAACATCTGGTTACAACGCAGCAATCCAAGCATTTTTGAACAGCCCAAGTTCTGCAAATCTTCGTGCTGCTGTCACAGATGAAACAGGCACAGGCTCTTTGGTATTTGCAACCAGTCCAGCATTGGTCACGCCAGACATTGGAGCAGCTACTGGCACAAGTTTGACAGCCACAGGAACAATTGTTTCGACAGGAACGGCTGGCGTTGGTTATGGCACTGGAGCTGGTGGCGCTGTTACGCAAGGAACAAGCAGAACAACTGGTGTGACTATCAACAAAACATCTGGTGCAATCACACTATTCAGCGCAGCAGGTTCAGCTACAGCTGCAACATTTACTGTGACAAATAGCACCGTGGCCGCAACCGATGTGATCATCCTGAACCAAAAATCAGGCACTGATTTATATGACCTGAAAGTCACAGCAGTGGCTGCTGGAAGTTTTAACATCACATTCAACACAACTGGCGGCACAACTACCGAGCAGCCTGTTTTCAACTTTGCAGTCATTAAGGCTGTTGCAGCTTAAACCTGAAGGAGATCCCCATGTTCATTCAACCAGCACCACCCACAAGCGAGATTGATCTGCCAATTCCAGCAGGCCAATTGATCAGCATTGGCAGCACTGGCAACGAGCCAACCACTGTCCAGTTGCAAACTGCCTACCCAGGCCAGTCGTGGATTTACACCACCATTGGAAGCCTGTTCAATGCAGCCAAAACCTTTGGCCCTTACACCCAAGATCGTGTGATGCGCATTTCAAGCCGCAACGCACAGGTTGAGTACAGCATTGGCGCACAGCCTCAACTTCGCAGTTTTCCTGCTTTAGTGATTGGCAATCTAGAGGCAATTAGTTTGGTTGAGCCTGCTGCCACGTTCATTACCCTCACTTATGATGACGACTCTGGCAATGTCCGCCTAAATAGCGCTGGCGCTCATGGACTGACAGCTGCCGTGGCAGTTGGTGAAGATGTTTATGTGACATGGACTGGCGGCACTGGCACAAATGGCTTCTACGAAGTCACTGACCTTGACACCGACACCACTGGCACAGCTGTTACCGTTGATTTGCCTTACATTGATTCCACAGTGACGATCAGCATCGCTGCACCTGGCGTGGTTACTTGGACAAACCACGGTCTTTCTGCAAATGACACGATTCGATTTACGACCACTGGTGCATTGCCAACAGGCTTGTCCGCTGGAACGACCTACTACGTCAAAACTGTTTTGTCTGACAACACTTTTACTGTGTCTGCATCATCAGGCGGTACAGCCATTACGACCAGTGGCACACAGTCTGGAACACAGACTGCCTTGGTCTGGTATGGCACCGCAGTCGTCGCTGTGGCCAACACAGCGGTCACACTGGCATCTGTCACAGTGCCAGGATGGTCAATGGGTGTTGGAGGCGGCATGGAGATCGATGCGCTGTACACATTGACCAACAGCGCAACAGCCAAGAATATTGGAATGACATATGGCGGTGGTGTTTTGATGGCAGTTAGTGCAGCAAACAATGAGAGTGCCTGTGCTCAGAAGCTCATGTGCAACCGTGGAAGCTCTCAGATCATAAGTAATGCAGTCAACCAAGTTGGCCACGGCTTGTCAACAGGCGCAAATGTGGTTCTGACCGTAGATGCAACGCAAGACCAGACGTTTGCTTTCACCGCACAGCCTGCGGCAGCAAACAATGTAGTTATCTTGGAAGCCTTCAAACTTCACATTAACTTCTAACATGGCCACCAAAGACACCCGCCTTGCTCGCATTGGAGTCGAGGGCTACAACAAGCCCAAGCGCACTCCATCGCATCCGACCAAAAGCCATGTTGTTGTGGCCAAGGTAGGCGACCAAGTGAAAACAATTCGCTTTGGTCAGCAAGGCGTGTCTGGGTCTCCAAAGAAGGAAGGCGAGTCAAAAGCATCCGAAGCTCGTCGAGAATCATTCAAGGCCAGACACGCTGAGAACATTGCCAAGGGCAAGATGAGCGCAGCGTATTGGGCCAACAAGGTCAAGTGGTAAGCCATGCAAATCCCAATCCTCAACGGCATCTACGCTGACAACACGCCAGAGTTGCGCACCAGTTATCCGGTCAACATGATGCCGGTGCCAAAGAAATCTGGCATCAGCAATGGATTCCTGCGCCCAGGTGATGGCATTGTGGCCAATGGCACAGGACCAGGCACTGACCGTGGTGGCATCAACTGGAATGGTGTCTGCTACCGAGTCATGGGCACCAAGCTGGTGTCGGTGGCCAGTAATGGCGCTGTGACAGTTCTGGGCGATGTTGGTGGGCCAACCACTGATCTG